AGAATAAAGAGAAGAGGAGAGAAGAGAGTAAAAACAGAAAAAGATGGCAAGTATGGTAGAATGTTAGGTTGGTTATTTGATGATGATAATAGAAGTATTAATAGAGATATGGTAGATTTAGGTTATGCTTGGACTTATGGTGGTGGCACTAAAGATAAAGATTTAAAAGAATTAAAAGAAAAAAGAGGTTTAGCTATTGACGATAACTAGGAGCCAAATGTCTAAACAAATTTCAAATCCTCCAAACAAAAGGAGAAAGAAAAAAATGTTAAAAAAAACAAAAGAAATGTTAAAATCTATTTTTAACTTTAAAAAAAATAAAAAATCTACAAATAAAAAGAAAGATACAAAAAGAGTTAAAAAATGAGTTTATTATCATCTTTAGTAGCACCTGCTACTCAATTGTTAGATAAATTTATAGAGGATAAAGATCAAAAAGCTAAGTTAGCACATGAATTAGCTACTATGGCTGATAAAATGCACCAAGAACAAGTAATTGCTCAATTGCAAATTAATCGTGAAGAAGCAAAAGGAAATTGGTTTCAATCAAGTTGGCGGCCTCTTATTGGTTGGATATGTGGTATAAGTTTAGGGGTAAATTATTTAGTTTCTCCGATTTGTGCAGGTTTTGGAATTATTATACCACAGGCTGATATGAGTGTTATGATGCCTCTTTTGCTTGGAATGCTAGGAATTGCTGGGATGAGAAGTGTGGATAAGTTTAATAAAACAGACACGAAAGGCAAGTAATGGCTGTAAAAAAGAAAAAATCAAAAAAAGATGCTTGCTATCATAAGGTGAAAGCAAGATATACAAGGGGTGGTGGAACTTGGCCTTCTGCTTATGGTTCAGGTGCATTAGTTAAATGCCGAAAAGTTGGAGCAAAGAATTGGGGAAAGAAAAGTGCCAAGAAAAAGAAAAAGTAGTACCAGTGGTGGTCTTAAAAAATGGTTTGGTCAAAACAAGGGGAAAGGATGGGTAGATTGCAAAACTGGTAAACCTTGTGGAAGAAAATCACGTACAAGTACAAAAAGGTCATATCCATATTGCAGACCTACTATGGCACAATGTAAATCAAAAGAAGCAAAATCGGCAGCAAGAAGAAAAACATCTGCTAAAAAAGTGTTCTTAAAAAAAGGGAAGGGAACTAAAAAATGACATTTAAATTAAGTCAAAAAAGTTTAGATAGATTAGATGGTGTGCATGATGATCTAATATCTATTGTTAAGGAAGCCATAACACTTAGCAAAGTGGATTTTGGAGTGATTTGTGGAGTTAGAACGAAGAGTCAGCAAGCCGATCTTGTTAAGTCTGGAGCATCTAAAACTATGAATAGCCGCCACTTACCACAAGAATCCACAGGTAAAAGCCATGCTGTAGACCTCATGGCTTATGTTGGTTCAAGGGCAAGCTGGGAGTTGAATCTTTATGATGATATTGCAGATGCAATAAAACAAGCCTGTATCAATCAATCAAAACAAGTAACATGGGGTGCTGCTTGGCATCAAAAATTAAATGAATGGAATGGCACTTCAGAAGAGTTAATGAACTCATATATTGATTTAAGGCGTAGCCAAGGTAGAAGGCCATTTATAGATGGGCCACATTTCCAGCTTGAAATTTAATTATGGATTCAATAGTTTTAGCAGAATATCTGCTTAAAGACATACGCCAAAGAAAGAAAGATTTTGCAGAGTCTTTGGTGAATGGTTCGATAGATACGATAGAAAACTATCGGTTTACAGTGGGTCAGGTACGTGGCATGACCTATGTAGAAGATTTAATTATAGCCGCGATGAAAGGCATAGAGCTTGAAAATGAATAAAAAATTATACGTTCCAGACAGAATGGTACCAAAACCTCCCAAAAATGTTTTTAAAATTGAGGAGAACAAAAATTCAGATGATCCTTCTAAAATGGAGAAATCGGCTTTAGAAAGATTACCTCAACCTACTGGCTATAGAATACTAGTCATTCCATACTACATGAAAACCCAAACAAAGGGTGGTGTTTATGTTCCTGATGCAACAAGGGATAGAGAGAGCTTTGCTACTGTCGCTGCTTATGTTGTAAAGTTAGGAGCTTCTGCGTATAAAGATGTGGGAAGATTTCCAGATGGAGCGTGGTGTAAAGAAAAAGACTGGATTATTATGGGAAGATATGCAGGAAATAGGTTTAAAGTGGAAAATCTTGAAGTTCGTATCATAAATGACGATAATGTTATTGCGAAAATACTTGACCCCACCGATATTTCATATGTATAAAGATAGAGAGGTATAAAAAATGTCAGTAGAAACTCAAAAAGAAAATAGTCAAGACGTAAGTGATGCAGTTATTGTAGATACTGTAGTCGAAGAAGATAATTTAAATTCTAAAGAATCCCGAACAATTGTTCAAGAGGATGATAAAGAAGAAAAGGTTGTTGTAAGTCAAAAAGATGATTCTGAAGAAGAATTAGAATCTTATAGTGAAAATGTACAAAAAAGAATAAATCAATTAACTGCTAAAAGAAAACAAGCTCTTGAAGAAGCACAAGCTGCTTATCAATATGCTCAACATATGAAGCAAGAAAATGATCAGTTAAAAAAAGGAAATTCTGCTTTAAATCAGGGATATGTGAATGAATATGAGAACAGAGTAAAAAGTCAAAGTGCTCAAGCTCAAAAACTTTATGAAGAAGCAACAGATGCTGGTGACTCAAAAAAGCAAGCAGAAATATTAAAAATAATAAGTCAACTTGGAGTTGAAGAAGAAAGAATAAGGCAACAAAAAGTTAAAATACATCATCATAATCAAAATGCAAAACAACAGGCTCAACAACCTCAAGTTGCACCACAACAACCACAAGTAAAAGCACCAGATCCAAAAGAAGATAAAAAGTTACAATCTTGGTTATCAAAAAATTCTTGGTTCAATGTTGATAAAATTATGACTAGAGGTGCTCAAACTATACATGAAGAGTTAATATTGGAAGAAGGTTTCGATCCTACAACAGATGATTATTATTCAGAAATTGATAAAAGGATGAGAAAAGAGTTTCCTCACAAGTTTCAGGAGAAGCGAACAACAAACGCCCAAGTCGTTACTCCTGCATCCACAGGTAGATCTGTGAAAAATGGGCGAGTAAAGAAATCGGTACAATTAACACCGGGGCAAGTGGCTTTTGCTAATAAGATGCGAATACCCTTGGAAAAATACGCTGAAGAAGTGATTAAAATTGAAAACAGAAAACAAGCGGGGAAATAAAATGTCTGAGAGAACTCCTAGAGAATCTAAAAATAGAGACAATTCAGAAAGAGTAACAGAATGGAAGCCTCCTTCAACTCTTGAAGCACCAGAACCCCCAATTGGTTATAGACATAGATGGATTAGAGAATCTGTTATGGAATATGATGATAGAAATAACATTCATAAAAAAAGAAGAGAGGGATATGAATTAGTAAAAGCTGAAGAGTATCCTGATTTTGACGCACCTGTCATTGACGAAGGTAGAAACGCAGGCGTTATAGGCGTTGGTGGATTAGTATTGGCAAGAATACCTGAAGAGATAGCAGAACAGCGAAATAAACACTATTCTAATGTGGCTAAAAATCAAATGGAAGCTGTAGATAGAGATTGGATGAGAGAAAATAGTCCAAATATGCCTAAACTAGCTCCACAAAGATCAACTTCTGTGACATTTGGGTCACAGAAACCTAATACTGAATAATTTTAACCCTTTTATAAGGAGAATTTAAAAATGGCAAATAAAGATGCTGCTTTTGGTTTACGACCTGTCAAAATGATAGGTGGTGCGCCTTGGACAGGCGGCCAGAGTCGATATAGAATTGCCGCCAATTATGGAACAAGTATCTTTCAAGGTGACATGGTAATGCAAGTCACTGGTGGTACTGTAGAAATTCATGCAGATGGTGGTACTGTTCCTATTGTTGGCGTTTTCAATGGCTGTCAATACACTGATCCTACTACTGGAGAACAAATTTATAGTAATTACTATCCAGCTAGTACAAATGCTTCTGATATTATTGCTTTTATAGTAGATGACCCTATGGTTGTTTTTGAAGTTCAAGCAGACGCTGCTTTCCCAATCGCTGATTTGTTTGGCAATTTTGATATTGTTTATACAACAGCAGGTTCAACTGTTACTGGAATTTCTGGTGCAGAATTGAAAGTTGCAGATGGTGGTACTGGAACAACTTTATCTGTTAAAGCAATTGATATTTCTGAGGATCCAGAAAATTCAGATGTTAGTTCGGCAAATACAAATGTACTTGTTACAATTCAAAACCATATATTCGGTGTTAAAGGTGCCGGGTTAGCATAAGGAGACTAAATAATGGCTATATCTAGAGCACAATTAGCTAAAGAGCTAGAGCCCGGTCTTAATGCTCTTTTTGGAATGGAATATGATCGTTATGAAAACGAACATAGTGAAATTTATGAAACAGAAACTTCTGATCGTGCATTTGAAGAAGAAGTAATGTTAGTAGGTTTCGGAAATGCTCCAACAAAGAGTGAGGGATCTGGTGTTTCATTTGATAGTGCAAATGAAGCTTACACAGCTAGATACACACACGAAACTATTGCATTAGCATTTGCTCTTACTGAAGAAGCAATTGAAGATAATCTTTATGATCGTCTTGGTGCAAGATACACTAAAGCATTAGCACGTTCTATGGCTCACACAAAACAAGTAAAATCTGCTGCAACGCTTAATAATGCGTTTGACAGTAGCTTTACTGGTGGTGATGGCAAAGAACTCTGTGCTACAGACCATCCATTAGCTATGGGTGGAACATTTTCAAATGAGCTTTCAACAGCTGCAGATTTGAACGAAACTTCTCTTGAAAATGCACTTATTGATATTTCTCAATTCGTAGATGAAAGAAATATGATAATTGCTTTAAGAGGTATGAAGTTGATCG